TATACAAATACGGCTGCCCATCATTTCTGGATATTCTTTTCCATCCAGCTATATCAATCTGCAAGATGGATTCTGTGTTGTTTTTTGAAGCCTGCTCATAGATTGCGACAAGGGCAGCCAACTGCTGGTCAGTCAAGGTTAAACTGCCGCGAAAGTCGGGATGGTTTTCCTCTGTTTTTTCCTTGTTTGTATTAAGATATGACGGATTGCCTTTAACATTTTTTTGATCATTCATGGCGACTCTCCTCCTTGGGAGATGGTTGGGGTTGGAAAGGTGTCCTTTATTTCTCTTAACGCACCGCGAAATCTATCTGCCTCATCTGCATGATATTTCTTGATGTCGTCTAGGACGGCGGTATTGTTGGTGATGAACGACCTCATCCCATCCAGATCGGTTGCTGTTGATCTGACCAGATTGATCATTTTATTGATAAAATCACCCGCCGCATCTGCCGACCAGTTTGCAACATCGTTGGGAGTCGGTTCGTCCACAGCCCTTAAAGATTCATCGGCTTCGGCTTCGGCTTCGGCTTCGGCTTCGGGCAAAGTTTCTTCGTCCTCGAAAGAAAGAGGGAGGTCTTCACCAGCGTATATGTAGTGTCCGAGGCCAAATATCGCCAGCACCTTGACCAAGCAGCGCATTTTTGCATCGCTTATCTGACGGGCATCTGGGCAGGTAATTGCGTTGTTTCTGTTATCCATGACAGGTAACCACATCTCACGCCTGCACTCTCCAATCGTTACCTCGCAGGTAACTGACACCGTCCAGCTGCCTGCGCCATCAGGCGTGTTCTGATCTTTCTTAAAGCTAAATTCGGCGCTGGGGAAATATTCCATCAAAATTCCCCAAGCCCAAGCCCAGCTGAGATATTTCAATTCTATCCCGTGATTTTTGATTGTTTGAACGTGTTCCGTGCAGTCAACCTGCGATAGCACACCCCAGATTTCTTTGAACCCGGGATGTTTCAATTTAGCGGTTAGTTTTGGATCATCCATAGTGCGTCCTTTTTTAGTTTTGGGAGCTGAAGGGGTTTTTTTTAAACCCATCCAGTGGGGATCTGAAAGACCTTGCATCGATTGCGTATTTTTTTTCTATTGCGCGTTCCAGTACCGAAAGAATTTCAATCGGCTCCAACTGATAAAACATAGCCACTGGCAATTCTGTAATGAACCGGGGTTTTGGTGCGCCAATCCGTGAGAATTTCAATCGGTCACGGCTGAAAAACGTGAATCGGACTCTCTCGTTGACGATGGTTGCCTTCAGCCCCGGCAGCTCTGTTAGCTGCCACAGGGCCACCATTCGTAGATAGAAATCTTTATCGTTGGCGTACATATTTATGTCTCAATGGGGAAATGCCCTAGATGCTGAATCCAATACCATTACATGCCGAACGACGGCGGTGACATGAGAAAAAACCACCGTGCCATTGTCGTTCACTTGTACTTTTAGTAAGTCCCCATCTTTCCATTCATGCTGAAAGAACTCTTCGTTCATCACCAGACTTTTGGCTGATTTATCTGATTTTGGGTTACTATCAAAAACTAGTGTTCCTGCAAACGTAGCCATTATTTGGTTCTCCAGTACGTTGACTGCCCAACAACCCTTATTCGGGCGAGAGGGGCGGATTGTTAAATTGCTCGCACCACTCGCTGACCCTGCACCAGTTTTGCTCACAGCGGGTGTTTTCTCCTTTTCTGGTTTCTACATAGTGACCCTTACCGAGTTTTTCCACATGAGCCGTGGCATCGGTCAATGAGCCGTGCAGCTTAATGGCTCTCACTCTGCCTTTTTTCATAGCCGCAAACTTTGTTTCCTTTTGCCATCGCTCCTGTGCCGAGCATTCAGGCAGAGGCTTGTTGCTGGTGAGGTAGTCGAACTCGGCTGTTTGGTGCAGGTCAATGCGATCACGCATGTAGTGGTCTTGCTCCTGATCCGACCACAGCGGGATGTCAATGATTGTGATGGGTGAGACCGGATAGTTGCCGCCTTCCTCTGCCTTCCTGCGTACCCAATCTCTCAAAACCGCAATAATTCTCAATCGTTCTACAGGCAGTTGTTTGGCGTGACGCACCAGCCAAGCGTAAGCGTTGAGCTGGGAGTGCCATTCGCTTTTGTCGAACACTACCGACCAGACGCTGGTGACCTTATAGTCGCTTACAATGACGCCCTGAGTAGATATTTGTTGGAGGTCAATGGCACCACTAATCTTCCAGTCATCTCGATCCACAAAAAGCCGCTCTTCGGAGATAACCTCTTCGCTCGCGAACTGAGTTGCAGCCTGCTCGAACATGTCATGTGCCGCCGTACCGAGCCGTGACCAGAGGAAATCGGTCACATCTTGGGTGATTTGACCGTCATACTTTTCTTGCAGAAGCCTGATTTGAGGGCTGTCGATTAAGGTCGTGATAGATCTGACGCTGTCTCCCTTCGTGTATGTGTCGCTAGTGAGGGCTGCAACGACAACATCAGGCAGATCAAACCGATTAGTGATTTCCATGGCTAGTTTCCGTAGTCGTCTTCCATTTTGTAAACGCGAACGCCGCGCTTGCACTCCTTCCTCTCTTTGCGAACAGAGAATTGATGCTCTGGGAAATTTTGCTGATGCCTTGTGATACATGCTCGTAGCGCGGCGGCCTTTCTTTCGGTATGATCTTTACCATGCGTGAAGATAAAAAAGCTTTTACCTTCTTCCATTTTCTCAAGTGTCTCGCCGATGTTTTCGGGTAGGCTTTCTCTTTTCGTGCGAAAGTCTTTTGGCAACGGGACGCTCTCCAGTTCCAACATATTTTCTTTTTTCGTCGTCATATCTCAATGCTCCTTGTTGTTCCTTGTCAACTACCATTTGCCCCATCTTGCTCATTATTTACTCACTATTGCTCCAACCAAAAACAAATATAGCAAATAGGTAGACATATGACAAGTATTACGTTTACTATATTGGGGGAACCAGCTAGTAAAGCTAACTCACGGAAAATTGTTTTATTTGGGAAGCGCCCAGCGATCATAAAATCGCGAAAGGCACGAGATTACGTTGAAGCCTTTCAAGCGCAGTGCAAACAACTTGATGAGCTGTTAGAGGGTGATCTTTCTGTGACTATCACAATACATTATAAATCAAGACGCCCCGACCTTGATGAGTCGGTGATACTGGATTGCATGCAGGGATTCATCTACAAGAACGACCGGCAGGTGAAAGAAAAGCACATCTATTGGGCGTTGGATAGAGCAAATCCGCACAGCGACATAGAAGTTAGCACCATGCTGGAGAGCGGAAGAGATTCATGCAAGTGTCCTGACAGCTGTTGAACAGACGGGCGTAAGAAGAATGAAGCTCGTTGGGGATATTTTAAAAGAACTGGACAAATAAAAGTTATGAAAAATGAGGATAAGGATTTTTGGTGCGACTATGGGGAAGACTTGGAGCAGGATTTTTTGAACGGGAATTATCCCGTGACTTTGAACCCCGACAAGCTTGGCGACCCCTATGCCCATGATTTTTTTATTCACCTCCCCTGCGATTTAAAATCGATCAGAACGCAATGGAAATTTTCAAAGGAGATGTTTGGGATCTCTTCTGATAAAGCGGTGAGTATCAACGAGAAGGATTTGCGAAGGTATCGCGACATCTACCCAAATTTGGTGATGATCATCGACGTTGCATGGAGTGACGTTTATTTGCTTCCAGTGAAGAGGGCGCTCGATTTAATTAAAGCAAAAAAAGCAAAACGGCATGAATATATCAACAGAAAGGATGACAGGGCTGGTAACGCAAAAATTAGCTGGGTTTTTAGTACGGATGATTTTGAAAAAATAAAGGGGGAAGAAGCTACTAGCTAGTAGTGCTACTAGCTAGTAGTACTACTAATTTAATAGATAATAGTAATACTACTAGTTCTAGTAGTACTACTAACGTAGGAGTATAACCACAACATTATAGAAGGTAGGACGGATATGCAAGACTTGCTTGACAATTTTTTATCGACTATCACAGAAACCGGCAGATACATCTGCCCAGTTTGTTCCAAAACAAGGAAGAAACAAAACGAGCGAACCCTGCAGGTCACCTTCAAAGCGGACGGCGTTGTCTTCCACTGCCATCACTGCTTGATTGAGGGCAAGCGGAAGGAAAAGAAAGAAAAAGACAGGGATTATTCGCCGCCTCCGGTGAGAGCCATCAGCGTACCAAAAATTTCAGACGATGAGCTGATCAGCGCCTACTTGGCGGGACGCTCGATAAATTTTTCGCTAGTAAAAGATAAATTTAATGTGGTTAGTGGGGCAAGATATTTTAGAGCGCATGGAAGTTTGAAGGAGGGGGAATTTCCAGCGATTGGTTTTGTTTACGGTAACAGTGAGGCAGTTAAGTGGAGGGCGTTGAATGATAAGCGTTTTACCCAAGACGGTGCTGCAAGAATATTCTGGGGGATTGATCAGGCACGGAAGGTAGAAACTATTGAGCGGATTGTTATAACTGAAGGGGAGATTGATGCATTAACTATTGGTGCGGTAATAAAAGACAAGGCTATTGTTGTTTTGTCGGCCCCGAATGGAGCACCGGCAAGGGTAAGCAACCGGAGGGTAGATCCAGAAGACGACACCAAGTTTAGCTATATCTGGGAAGGCAAAGACGTTCTCAAACGGTGCGATAAAATCATTCTTGCGACTGACTCTGATGACCCCGGAGAGGCTTTAGCTCAAGAACTCGCTAGGCGGATTGGTCGCGCCAAATGCTACTCTGTGAGTTATCCTGACGGCTGCAAGGACTTCAACGATGTCCTGCAAAAACATGGCCCAGAGGCTGTTGAAACGGCCCTCGACGGGGCAGACCCGATGCCGCTTGAAGGGGTCTACACGGTTGATGATTACGCCGATGATGTCGCTGTTTTGTACAAAAACGGCATGATCGGAGGGCTTTCCACTGGGCTAAAAAATGTAGACGAATTATTCACGATTGTCCCCGGCCAGTTGAGTGTGGTGACGGGTATCCCCGGCGCGGGTAAATCGGAATTCGTCGATCAGTTAATGGTCAACCTCGCGGAAAAGTATCAGTGGAAGTTTGCGGTAGCGAGTTTTGAAAATCCCGTGGCCCTGCATATCGCCAAGCTCGCTGAAAAGCTGGTGGGCCGACCATTTTTTGATGGCCCCAGTCAAAAAATGTCCAAAGAGGAATATGATGAGGCACTATCATACATAAACAAGCATTGGATGTTCTTGGAGCAGAAGAGCGGAGAGGCGTCAACTATTGACAGCATATTGGATAGGGCGCAACAAGCGATTATGCGGATGGGGGTGCGGGGATTAGTGATTGATCCTTACAACTACATTGCCCAAAGCCAGAAGGTAGACAATGAACACCAAGGAATCAACGATCTGTTGACGCGGCTAGTGAGCTTTGCGAGAGCCAATCAGGTTCACATATGGTTCATTGCTCACCCTGCAAAGATGCCAACAGACGCACAGGGCCAAACAGCAGTGCCAAAGGGTATGAACATCTCTGGCTCCGCGAGCTTTTTTGCCAAAGCAGACATAGGGGTGACCGTGCATATCAACAAGCGCAGGGAGGTCGAGGTGCATTGCTGGAAAATCAGGTTCAAATGGCTGGGATCTGTCGGCAAAACAACAGTGCAATATGATGTGGCAACGGGTAGATATTCGGACACGGCATATGATATTCATATGCCAGAAACCATCAACATTGTTGGGGAAAAAATTGATGCGTGGTGGACATGATGGCCAAGGCGCACAAGCAGGCTGAAAAAATTGTTTAATCAACCAGGGTAAAGGAGACAAACATGGGCAAAAGCTACAGCATACCAACGTATCCAGAGGCTTTAAAAGAGGCCGAACAGCGCCCCGGCGACATCACAGTGCGTCAATTCTTTATGCATCCGAAAGGCGTTCCGCCACGCCAGATGTACCAGCTCATCCTAAAATACACCGACCACCTTGGCAATGAACGCACTAAAAAGCTTTCGGCGATGAGTGCTGCTTTCGCTGAGTTCATCAAGAACTCACCAAAGCTCGATGCTATGCAGAAAATGCTCGTTGAGGCGCACCAAAGCAACCGCGCTAAAGGGGAACCAAAATGTTCGTGACTCGGGGCAGGCAATTTGTGACTAGTGCAGCACTGGTGCAGGCATTGGAAGCGGAGCTACAGGCATTGGAAGCGGAGCGAGACCATGAGGCCGAGCTTGACGCGCTTGAAGACGATGTGGAGGACGAATGATGGACGAGAGACGGTATCGACGCGCCAGACTTCCGTATCTGCCCCAGATCCTCGGAGGCATCTCGATCTTGTGCATGGTGCTATGCTGGATCTTGTTCAATTTGCTGGTCGGCAACTGGTAAAGTCCCATAAAATTAACTTTGCATTTACCCTCCAATAGTTAAGGCACCATGTTATAGGTTAGCTGCTTGCGCCAAATAGCACACAGATTAGTCGGGATAGGAAAAAATACTTCGGGATAGCCCTTTTCTGAGCATGGAGATGAGGTCGGTCTTTTTAATAATGAGTTCAAGACCCCTCAATATTGTTTTCTTAAATATGGCCGTTGATATACCAAATTTTCCAATAACCAAGCCAAGCGAAACAGAGGCTATGGTTGATTTTATTAAATTAAAAGAAAGCTCATTTATAGATTTGTTTCAGAACAATAAATGGAAAAGCAGAAGTGTCATTGATGAACAATATTGTTTTGATTATATTGTTGACAAATCAAACATAGGAAATAAAAGCTCTAATTGTTTTCATTGGCAAGCAAGACATTCTTGCGATAGTTTGGCGGCGCCCAGCCCCATAAGGGCTTGGTATGATGCCAAGTTAAGAAAAAATATTGAAAATTCAATTTATTACAAAGACAGCCACAAATCAGCATTATCAATGCGCGGCTATATTCCAAGTCAATTTAGGCCATCTTCTGCAAAAGCAATATATGAATTATTCAATTCTAAAAAAATTTATGACCCATGTGGAGGTTGGGGCGATAGGCTCTCTGGGGCTATGGCAAATCATTGTGATATATATTATTGCAGAGACGTAAACCCAATGGTTTTTAGTGGTTATGCCTTACAACAACAAACATATAATAGCGATACTAAGTGTTTTTTTGAGTACAAAGGGAGTGAAATTGATTGCCCAAAAGAAAATTACTTTGATTTAGTTTTTACATCACCGCCCTATTTTAAAGTTGAAAAATACCAAGGAGATCTTCAATCATATAAGCAATTTAAAAAATTTGATGATTGGTTGAGTGGTTTTTTATTCCCAATGCTGCATTACTCGTGGATTTCATTAAAAGATGACGGAATCATGGCAATTAACATATCTGACTGCTATGCAAATCATACCTATAACAGAATATGTATGCCAATGATTGAATATTGTTTAAAAGAATTACCAAAATGTAATCTGGTAGGGGTTATTGGTTATCAAATTACATCAAGAAAAAATGGCGGTGTTAACGCTGAGCCAATTATTATTTTTTCTAAAAATAATAGGTTAGGTATAAAAAACATCATGCCAAAAGATTTACAGCAAGAGCTATTTTAAAAAGGAGGCAGCGTAATGAGCATAGCAGAAAACAAAGTTTTTTATAATCGAGTGCGCCGCGCTTGTATTAAGCACGGCATCGAAATTAAGTTTACCGGCACGCACCGAAACTATCAGGCGATGCCGTTCAAGAGTTCTACGGATGGTCAGAGGGGATGGACACGCTAGACCTCAGATTAACTGTTCTCTTAAATACTGGCTCTCATCGTTCCAGATCGTACTTCGGCGGTTTAATCGTACTTCGGCGGTTTAATCGTACTTCGGCGGTTTAATCGTACTTCGGCGGATTCGGCGGATTCGGCGGATTCGGCGGGTGGGGGGTGTAAACGAGGGGGCATGAATAGGGGGTTTAAGCTGCCTTTTTGGTCAGGGGAGAGGGATTCGGGGCGGAGGGTACGTCTTGAGTCCGCCTGTAGATCTGAGTAAAAAGAGGGTGGGAAGGTTGATAAGTCGGGGATCTTAACTATTGAAGCACAAATAAAAAACCCTGCTCTGGAGGTTTAGTTGGTTCTCCAAAACAGGGTTCCGCATCTCATCAAAAGGACAATCGGGCTGGCCGGTGTCAAGGCAGGCGAATAATTCCTGTCTTTTTCTTTCTTTTCCTGATGCAGGAGCGAAGGGTCGCTCGATTTCATTATGTGATATTTTGGAGGGGGATGCAAGAGAACTGCTATCAATCCTATTTAACTGGGCGGGGTTTCAAGGTAACGTCAGACAAACGCAGGTGGCTGGGTATTGGCCTTAAGGATGGAGTTCATTCTGCGCGGTTGCGCTAAAAACACCCTATTTTAGAAACTTTCCTATAGAACTTTTCCATAGAGAGTTTTGTAAATAGCTATAAATTAGCGCAAGAGCGCAAATAAACCACCTCCACTGTGTCCAGATGGGTGCGGTGGATGGAATTCAAACGTGAGATCTCGCCGTCCTGTTTGAATTCCTCCGACACCACCGCTTGCCGCACTAGGTGGACGGCGTGTTAAAGCGTTTTGCAATCTGGCTCGATGTTGGCATAGTCAGGCCAATGCCCGTTGCAGACCATGTGCGCGTAGTGTTTTTCTTCGGCTACCTTATCACGATAATCCATCGCGCTGACCGTTAGAAATAAAACTATCACCGATATTGCTACGATTGCTTTTGCGAGTACGGTTTTCATTTTTGTCCTTATGGTTTTGTATCCGGTTGCCAGTCTTTTTTTCCGGTCAACCATAATAGTTGGGGTTTCCCAATCTTTGCAAACCCTCGAATTGTCTTCTCTGATAGACCAACCCAAAACATACTCTTCGGCACATTCGTTGGAGAAACAGATCTCTGCTTCTAGGTTATCAACATCGTTCTGAGTAGCCTCAACTGAGCCAAACTCATAAGAAGGAACGACGTACGTGGAGCCACCTTTAAACTTCCAGTACGGCTCTGAAACACCGTGGACATAGTCCTCGTCGTGGGCAGCGTAGTTCTCTTTGTGCTGCGTTTGGATAACTAATTTCATATCAACTCCTTGGTAACTGGTATCAAGGGGGGCTTTCGCCCCCCCCTTGTGGTGGGTTAATCGACGTAGATGATTTCGCCGAATTCCTTGCAGCCATAGAACTGCGGGTCTTCGTCGGTTGTTGCCCAGAACACGGGGTAGTTTGGAACCTCAAAGTCCTGACCATGATGTGAGCCAGGGCCGACACTTGCATCACCATCGGTGAAGTAGATCAGCCCATCGATGGCATCAGCTCCGGGGGATTCAACTTCAGTCCCGTCAGACCTGTTCTTAAAGACAGCCCCCTCTCTCGCCAGCCAGTTAAACGCTGGGTTAAAGGATGTACCGCCGCCGCCGTGCATATTGAAAACAACATCGTCGCCACGATCAAACAAGTCGATATGTTGGAGAGTGAAATCGACATAGATGACATAGACCTGAAGAGGGTCAACATCATCAATGATGTCTTGAGCATGCTTGGCAACCACGCCCAAATCAGCGCGACTCAATGAGCACGATGTGTCGATGACAAAGGCAAGTGACCCATTGGGGATTGTCTCATCATCGGCGAGGTATACCCCTTGATAGACGAATCGGCGATCAGGATTGGTGTAGCTCTGATCAACAACAACGGTATCATTCATTGCTTCCCTGAGAATTTGATGCCACGGCTGGGCGTCACCATTGAGTGACTCAGTGATGTCTCGCAGGTAACCATCACCGCCGCCGTGACCTTGACCCTTGTTGGCTTGCCTTTCGACTTGAACAGCCTGATGAATTTGACTGGCAATCTTTCTCTCCTCGGCAGCAATCTCTGCCTTGCTGAGAATGTCACCGTCGTCACTCACGCCATCAAGCACCTCACCCCAAATGCATTGACCATCGCCCAGGGTGGATGCGTCACCAGCATCATCGCCAGCATCATCGCCAGCAGGGCCGGTGCTGGGGCCAGTGCCATCTTCAGAATCATCGCCAGCATCATCACCAGCATCATCACCAGCATCATCACCAGCATCATCACCAGCAGCAGGGCCGGTGCTGGGGCCAGTGCCATCTTCAGAATCAGCAGACTCACCAGCAGCACCGTTGTCAGCCTCTGATTGATCTGAATCATCAGAACTGCCTGATCCGCTTGAGTCGCCTGAGCCGTCAGCATCATCGGCCTTATCATCGGCCTTGTCAGCAGCCTCTTGCTGTTCTTTCAGGAGGACAGCGTAAATTTTCTCTGCCGCCCGTCCCGTGTATTTAGCATCGTGCAGTCCACCATCGGGCAGCGTGAAGCCCAACTTGATGAGTGTGCCATTGATGGCATAGTCACAAGCGATGTTCCAAAGCGCATGATCACGCGCCCCCCGGCGGAGATGGTGAAATCCCGTAACATGCATAATCTCGTGGGCAATGACACCCTCCGTTTGTGGGATATTTTGTTGCTCAACCCACCCACGGTTGTAGTAGATGTGTTTGCCATCCGTTGCGATTGCAGGGACAGAATCGGTTGCTGTAAATTTCAACTGAAACGACATGCATGCATGGAATGGGTGACCTCTGATCAGCCGTTTTCTCGCCGTCTGTATAATTTTTTCTGCGTCCATTTTGTTACTCCTAGTGTGTTTAAATCGTGCGTTGCACGGCAGTAACCATTCAGTCTCAAATGACTATTGCCCTTGTCAGCGTTAATCGTAAAATCCAGCCAGCTTACTTACGATGCTCTTGGCTTTCTCAGCCGTTGCCATCCGCTTGCCGTCGTCCTTGCGAAGTTCCTCTGCGCTGCCAATGTCACCCAGCTTTTCCGCTAAATCATTAGCAGCCTGGGTCAGCGCGGGGTCTCCGGTGAGATTCAACGCGGGAAGAATCTCGGTGATTTCCCTTACCTTATCTATATTGTTTGAGGAGAACTTGCTGGCCCTCTGGGCGCCATCGGCCTTGAGACCATGACGCTCCAGCCCAGAAATCAAATCACCCAGCGCAACAAGCACTCTGTCATGCACGACCTTCATGGCGTTGTCGATCTTGCCAGTAACCCGCTTTTCCACGGCTGCCTCGATCCTAGCAATCTTGGCCTTTGGTAAATCGAGCATCGCTGCTAGATTCTTATTCGCTATGGGCAGAAAATCGTACTCGTATTCGGCCTTATAGCACTCGATCACCTCATCGACGGGGGGATAGTCGTTGATGTCAAAGCTGTCACCCAGCAGCGCCCGATCCTGATCAATGTAGTAGTTATACTCGCGACGGAGTTCAGGAAGCTTTTCATTCCAGACATCCTTTTTGGCGTCCCATGCCGCCTCAAATTCGTCAACGATCACGTTGCGTATGAGGTGTTCTCCGGGCTTGAACGGGAGTGTCTTTTTCCTGATTATCTGATTGGTGAACTGTCCGTGGAGGCGGCTCAATTCTCTAATCGCCGGAGAGAGTAGCAATTTCTTGCCAGCACTCAGGTGATTAGCATCAGCGCCTACCACTTCAGCTATTTTGGTTTTCAGGCGCTTGTCCTGTACGGTGTTGTTCCACTTTCCAAGCGTCGTCCTGACGATCAGCACAGAGGTAGTGATACCGTTAATGTTCGTAGTCATTTTGGTGCTCCTAGTGTGTTTAAATCGTGCGTTGCACGGCAGTAACCATTCAGTCTCAAATGGTCACTACCCTGGTGGTTAGATGTTGTTGTCAATCTTGAACTGGGTGTACTCGGCTGTGTTGAAGAACGCCTCATCACGCATGGTCAACACCTTGAAGAAAATCGACAGAAGCTCATCATCCATGCGCTTGATGAAGCTCACTGCGTTGCCGATGTTCTCTTCGGTGCACCGCTTCGCCAGTATCACCGTAGTAGCATACTGGGCTGACAATTCAAACGGCACTGTGGCCCGATCAGGATCGTGTAGGATCACGCTGACGTCACTGATCCCGTCAAACACGGCGAGGAATCCACTGAACTCAGCAGCTGCCCCAATGCCTACAACGCCTTGAAGTGCAGCATGCTGCAGGTCATCAGGCAATTCTGCTCGCAGAATATCATTCGCAGCTTCCCACGTTCTGGGCGTTGCGATGGCAATGTGCCCTTTGGGAGCGCCGCCATCTGGATATTGGTGGATCAACCCAGCGGTTTCAATCTCGCCATCTCCGCGCAGAGTTGGTCTTCCACGATAATCGAGAAAGGCATACAGTCGCTCATCCCAATCATTTGCGTTGGCATATTCCAGAACCTCATCGACATCAGGTGTGATGTTGAGATGGGTCGCAAAGCGCCCAGTCACTGCGGTATCAATGCGCCCATGCACACCAGCGCCGTCTTCAGGGCGGTTGCTTGCCGCAATCACAACCCATCCAGCAGGTAGCTCGTAATCACCCAGCTGGCGCTCATGCAACAACTGATAAAACGCGGCTTGGACTGACGGAGTCGCGAGCATGAACTCGTCTAACAGCAGGATACCGAATTCACCATCACGCTCGACACGGGGTAGCCACGACGGGACAGCAAATGAGGTTTCGCCTCGCTTGGTTACCGTTGGAACGCCCCTTGTGTCAACTGCCGCAAGTTGTGAGGCCCGTGCATCGATTAGCCCCCACCTGTGACCCGTTGCCTCTGCGAGCCTCTCAACTATTTTCCGAACAATGGCAGACTTGCCAATCCCGGGGGCCCCCCATAAGAATATGGGCTTGTTGGCCACCCCAATCAGTCGTTCAGTGATTGTTGCCGCTTCGAGCAGCGTGACCGTTGCTATATTGAAAGCCATTTTTTTTCTCCTAGTGTGTGTTGTGTGATCTGCTACTTCTATCTGATCCCTAGCCTGTCACCAAATCTGCCTGCGAATAGTCAATTGACAGGAATCTGTCCCAGTCATACCCGGCGAACATTTCGTCAAGATCAAAGCGATCATCATCATTGACGGCATGGGCCACGAGGTAGCTCTTTTTACAATGTAGGATATCGCTGGCAGTGAAACGCGCACCCCTTGACCCTTTAGCTCCCCAGATGGCTTTCAACACAAACCACTTAGCTACCATTGCCGCGCTGAATTTTGGGGAGAGATCAAAGGGGCAGGATTTCCTGTGCTGCCGTTCATCCTTGATTTCAGAGTCCAGCATTATCTGCCTGTAGTCTCTCCAGTCCATAACGGCTAATGGGTGCAACCTGTTCCAGCCCTCGTTGATTAAATCCGTTGCCTGTTTTTTGCTCATTGACATCTGTGTATCTCCCTAGTGTGTGTTGTGTGATGTGGTGGTGATCTGCTACCGCAGGGCCTCGACGGCGTCCACGTAGTCAGCCTTGGCGTTCGCGCAAGCGACCTCGGCGGTGTAGGCGGCGGAATCGGCACGGTAGAAAGCCTTGGCGGCGGCACCGTCGGTGTAGGCGTCCGCGAAAGAATTTCTGAACTCGGTATTGAGTGACTCAGCGATGTCTCGCAGGTAACCATCGTTGGGCGTCATGTTCACTACGTCCCAGTGGGCCCTGGTGGTGGCGGCCTTGACGTCCGCGTAGGCTTCAGCGATCCCGGCGGCGATCTCGGCGGTGTCCTTGGCGTCCTTGGCGATCTTGGCGATCTTGGCGGCGGCGGCGTAGGCATTGGCTTTGGCGGCGTAGGCATCGGCGGCGGCCAGCAATCTCTCCACGCGATCAGCCGTATTGCAGTTGAGGACTATTTTCAGCGGCTGGAATGCTATAGCCATAAAAGAGCGCGCGACCACGGCCGCAGGGGAGACGACATGACGCACGCCCTCAGCGTGGGCTTTGTCGAAGGAGGCCTCGGCGGCGGTCTTAGCGGCCTCGGCGGCGACCATTGCGGCGGCGTAGGCATCGGTGACCACCTCGGCATGGGTGCTTGTCAATTTTTTCATTTTTCTCTCCTAGTGTGTGTTGTGTGATGGTGATCTGCCATCGTCAGGCCCGGGACAATCAATCCCCGGACGACGCCCCGGAGGGGCGTTTCGGCAAGCTACCGAGCAGCGCCTCTCAACCAACGTTCATATCGGGCAATCTTGATTCGATTGCCAAGGCGATTCGTTGATATTTTCCACCTAAGGCAGTCGTTTGAAACGTCAGCAAGCTGCCCGTGCAAAATGCTCACCTCGAAATTTCGCAGATTGGGGTTGTCAAGCATTCTGACCGTTTCGTCACTGCTTCTCTTCGCCCTCGGTGTCAGCTCTTTTTCAATCAGCAGGTCGTAACGTTCCAAAACGCGGACAGCGTGATTGATGTGGACGCCGTCCGGCAGACAAACAGGCTGGCCCCAGCTGTTAAGAATTTCCAGCGTGGGATTGACCTGCCCTTCGCAGTGTGTGATCTGATCGACACAGGCAGCGTCGCTCTGTCTCAGACGTTCTAAAAGTTCTAAATCTCTCATGCTGTCTCTCCTGGTGTGTTGTGTGATGGCAATCTGCCATTGGTGTTACATAGCTGACATCCGGCACCGCCGCAGCCGCTGCATTCTTCGTAGCGTTCGGTCACCCCTCCCTCCGTTCTCGGGGAGCGACGACATGGACGCTACCATTGTCAGCTACGAGGATGTGAACGAGAGTTGGAGGGTCGTACGGGTCGTCGGCAAAATGCTTCTGGTGAATCTCGGCTTCGGCTTCGGCCAATACATGGTTCCACACGTAGAACTCGTCGCGCTCAGGGCCATGCTCAACTCCAACAGTAATGAGAGTCTCGATAAGGTGTAGCCTGTTCGTGGAGTCGTGAAACATCAATGTTGCTTTGCGTGGTTTCTTAGTCATTCTGTCTCTCCTGATGTGTGTGTTGTGTGATGGCAATCTGCCATAGGGATTACTATAAACTTTTGGCCTTCCCCAGACAGTCAAGAAACGTATACCTTTGGTTATTACTGACGTAACCATCCGTTGCGGCATAGATGATCGCGGGATCATCAGTCAGCACCACGTCGTCGCTCGTCACGCGGTACTGGCTGCCGTTGATGTTCGGGACGCAATCGTCGAGTTCCGTGTCCTCGCGAATTCCCCACTGCTTAGAATCCTCCAGCGCCTCCTCAGGCGTCGCGCCAGTTCCCATGACTGTATCGTTGGCGACGATGGCGTACTCGCCCTCACATTCCCAAATCACCAGCTCCACGTCGATGTCTGCCAGCAATTTCTCGACTGTCTCATAATCAACGCCGTTGCCGATCACGATGGTGAAGTGGTTGACTTCTGGGGTATAGTGAAGACTCCCGATGTATCCCAGTGCGTCCTCGATTTGATCGTACTGCTCGTCGTCGCGCGGCTCTATAGTGATGATGTGCATAGCGTTCTCCTGATGTGTGTGTTGTGTGATGGTGATCTGCTACCGCAGGGCCTCGACGGCGGCCTCGTAAGCTGCCTTGGCGTCCGCGTAGGCAGTCTCAGCGTCCTCGTAGGCCACCTCGGCGTCCGCGTAAGCAGCGTAGGCGGTCTCAGCGGCCTCGTCGGCGGCGTAGGCCTCCGCGTAGGCAGCGGTCTTAGCGGCCTCGTCGGTGGCAGCGTAAGCGGTCTCAGCGGCATAATCGGCAGCAACCTTGGCGACCTTGGCGTCATCGTAGGCGGCCTTGGCGGCGTAGGCGGCGTCGAGTGACGTCAGCGTGAGGTCGTGTGCGGCCAGTTTTTGCATATGTCTCTCAATCAGTTTTTGCATTTTTCTCTCCTGATGTGTGTGTGTGTGATGTGGTGGTGATCTGCTACCGCAGGGCTCCGAAGGCAGCAAGATGCCTCACATCCTCGGCGGCGGCCTTGGCGACCTGGGCGGCCTTGGCGGCCTCGTAGGCGATCTGGGCGGTCTCGTAGGCGATCTTGGCGGCGGCGGCGGAGGCCTTGGCGGTCTCGTAGGCCGCGTAACTATTGCCACGACGCCTGTCGTTCGCGTAGGCGGCGGTCTTAGCGGTCTCGTAGGCGGCATAGGCGACGACTCTGTCGTGTGCGGCGGCACACGCGGGCCAGCCAAGTTGGATCTCTTCATTGGTGCTTGTCAATTTTTGCATTTTTCTCTCCTTGTGTGTGTGTTGTGTGATGGCAATCTGCTACCGCAGGGCTCCGACGGCAGCGTTGATCTCTACGGTCTCGGCCTTGGCGGCGGCATCGGCGGCGGCATCGGCGGTCTCGTAGGCGATCTTGGCGGTCTCGTAAGCGACCTCGGCGTCCGCGTAGGCGTCCACGGCGTCTACGTAGGCGGTCTTAGCGGCCTTGGCGACGAGCTTGGCGGCGGCGTAGGCGGTCTCGGCGGTCTCGGCGACGAGCGCAGCGTTGGTCTCGACGGCCTCGGCCTTGTCGGCGGCGGCGTAGGCGGTCTCGTAAGCGACCTCGGCGTCCGCGTAGGCGGCATAGGCGACGACTCTGTCGTGTGCGGCGGCATCGGCGGCGGCGTAGGCGGTTGTTAGCTTTTGCATTTTTCTCTCCTGATGTGTGTGTGTTGTCGTTCACTGAAAGAATAGTAATCGTAAGCGATATACATGCGACAGTCAATAGTTTTTTACAAAAATATGCTATATTGGACAAATGCTTGTAAGTCGTTGATATATAACAAGAAATATCAATTTAGGGATTTGAGACGTTGGAGGTACTATCATGCGTGGATGTCAAAACCGTCTCAGAGGGGCTTAGAATGCGTCTGGTGTAAGATGTGGAATGTCAAGTACTTTCTGATATTTTTTTGGCAAAAATTCGGCCGGCGGTCTAAAATCGTTACACAGATGATGGAGGCGTGACATGGCACCCAAAAAACTAACGCCCAAGCAGGGGCACTTTGCGCGATGTGTAGCTAGCGGACAGACTCAAGCGGATGCCTATCGGGAAGCTTATGACCCAAGTGGGTCAACTACAGCCAAGTCTATCCATACGCTTGCGTCACGGGTAGCAGGTAAGGCGGAGGTAAGGTCAAGGATAGAAGCCTTAGTGGCTGCTAGGGAAAGGGCGGTTGCAGCTTCTGCTGTCACGGACAGGCAGAAAGTGACCGAGCACCTGAGAGATGCGCTTGCCGGAGGAGAGACTGATGCGCTCAGGCTCCGGGCCGCTGAATTGCTGGGGAGGAGCGCCGGACTGTTCGTCGCTGAGATGAACGTGACCACCGGCACACAGAGAGATCCAACAGAGGTGGCGGCGGCGATCCAGCAGCGACTGGCCCAACTGACCCGCGACGACGACGATCCAGCGGGCGACACCTTAGATGCTGAGCCCCTGAAGGTTCACTAACAGATCCACTAAGGGGTGGGAGCTGGTATCGGCACCCCCGCCCCCCCCTGAGGCCTGGCCGTGCGTTAATTTATTAATACATAGTAATCCGCTCAAATAATCAGGAGATTTTGCGGGTTTTTTTACGAAAAAAATTTCAGCGAAAATCCGTCTAAAAATTTTTCTGCAATTTTTGCAAAT